TTTCAAACGGTTCATCAGAATGTTCAGTTAGGTTGACTATTATTAAGTTTATTTCCTGAACTGCAGTTATTAATTCAGCCATAAACAAGGAGTAATCCCTGGCGTTGTTAAGCGCCAAGGGATTAATAACTCCAGGCATGTCTCCTATATTTTCTCTTGATGTTATCTCTGAAAATATTTTATCAAAATTTTCCTCATCTGACATAATGTCCCGATCTTTACGATTGAGTATTATCCTTAATGAACTTAATTTCACAAGAGTCAGTTGTGCAGTAGCGCTCACCTATTGCATCTGCTGCCATTCCAGCGTATACCCCACTTAAATCTATTGGAAATAGCGTAAGTCCTGCATTTGTGTACTCTTCTTCTGTGATTTGAGTGTACGGCATTTGGGGGTAGGTATCATTTCCAGATGGTAGGAATGACACTGTTTTTAGTTGACCATCGTACATGTGCAGCACTGTACCAACATGCTGAGCTTCGGTATCTTTATCAAATGATATCGTTACAGAAACTGAGTTATCAGACCAGTAACGCTGCGCTACTGCAGCTAATGACATCTTTTCAAAAATTGTAACGTCACGTTCTGCTCTTGCTGCTTCTGATTTGATTGGAAAATATACTACAGATGTTGTATCTGGAGATTCAGATGCTGGCTCTACTCTGTAGTTAGCCATCCTAAACAAAGGAAGCATAGGGTCATCGTTAGAGAATCTAATTGTTCTGTTAAAGAACTTTCCGCCTGGGGTCCAGTGAACACCTGGTGACTCACCAGCAAGAATCGATACAGTTCCAGAGGGTTTAATTGTTGTCATCTTGATTGATTCACGAATACCTAACCATTCAGAGTAGACATTGTCATAACGTTGAATAGTTTTATATCCCTGATCCATCCATTCACGAAGAGCTGGAACTCCAACACGGTCAGCAAAGTTTGCTACACCAGACATTGAAGCACCGATGCGACGATTACGTTGCATAATTGCATTAGTCTCTTCCCAGTGTGTAGGGAGTAGTGTAACCGTCTTGGCATAAAGGTATGCAAACTTTAGTGTGCGCTTATAGTCTTCAAGACTATCGTGACGATTGAGGTATGTTTCAACTAGAGTACAGCATTCGTACGACTCTAACGACTGTTCGGCACATGGGTTATAGCCAGCAACTCTGTGATCCTTATTGTTTGGTGGATCAGCCAAACGGCCATACTTACGCGACATGTCCATCCAGATAACTCCAGGCTCACCATTAAGTGAAATGCCTTCTACTATACTAGATAGATCTGCACCGACTGCTGTCTCTACAGAGTTGTTAGACATCCAACCCCAACCTGGAGCAGATGAATCATATGAGTTACGCTCAGGAAAACGTTCTGAATTTTTCAGATTTAAAAAATCTTGATCATCCAAACGACCAATCAGCAGCTCGGCTGAACGACGTACATTTCCAGAGACCACGCAAACACCAATGACATTTCCAATATCTGCTATATCTATACGCGTGAGCTTATCTCCCTTGCGTCCACTAAACATTTTTCTTATATGGTTATGGAGTTTTTCCAACGGCTCATGACCAGCGGCTACACCACCAAATGTTTTAATTGGTGTACCGTTTGGACGAATTAATGAGTAGTCAAATAGGTATGTAGGTTGATTCTCTTTTAAGTATGAATTCAAGAGAAGGGCCATTGAATCCACCCAACCCTCTCTGGTATCAGGAATTACATATGTAGTTGGTTCTTTTGGTTCGTAGATAACAAAATCTTTATCTGCTCCCTTGTCATCAAATCCCACACCAACACCAAGCATAGAAGCTTCCATTAAAAACGCAAAAGGTTTTGCTGGGTTAAACTTATTCATTTCTCCAGTAGAAACGAATGCGCAGTTTTGTAGAGCTGCTGAATTCTTTTGAATGTTTACTATATTAGTTCCCATAGCCCAAAGACCACGACCAGGTGGGGTCCACTTTAGGTTAAATAATCTATCAAATGCTTCTTTTGCACTTGCCTGTGCTCGAGCATCATTCCAAGGTAGACGATTCTTCTTGCAATGATCTTTTTGAAGAGAGTACATTCCATTGATAACTCTCTCACAAACATCAGACCAAGTTTCCTTAGTGCCGTCTTCTTTTAATCTTGAATATGTACGAAGAAAAGTTATCTCTCCAACAGAATTCCCACCAGCATCTCTGTACCCAAAGGGTGCAAATTTGTTTTTATATGACTCTATGAACTCATCAGTTAATTTGAACGAGAACATAGACGACTGCTTACTAGCAATCGGTGTTAGGTCTGGATTTCCGTTTTCAATTTCTTCTGACATACTGTCTCCTTATTTACTCAGTGCTAAAGTCTTTACGTATTTTGGATTTAACTTTTCTATTTCTGTTTTCTTTATCTTTTTTATCTGCTCAAAAGTATACACGTTATATATTTCTCTTTCGAAAAAGTATCCACTTCTCCAGTTAAATACTTTCTCTACCACACTTTTGTGGTTTTGAAAAACGTTTGATATAACAGCACCGCCGTATATTCTTACTAGATTTTGCATTTTCTTTATTACTAAATCTTTATTCTTTTCGTTTAGATCTCCATTTTGTTCAGCTTGGGTATATAGCCAATTAAAACTCTGTCTGGTTAATGGAGAGTAATCAATCGGATCTATGATGCCAATCGATAGTAACTCTTTTTGATTAGTTTGGATATATAAATCTTTCTTAACTATATCTAAAAATAAAGAAAACCAATCTCTTTCTTTATATTGATTCCAGGTTGGACACCAGAATAAAATCAAATGAACTGGATCAGGGATATTTGTTTTTTCCATTGTTGGAAGCAACATCGTGCAGGATATAGCTCTCTTGATATCCTCTTTGCTTATGTCTACATTTTTATTTTTATTCTCAAAATTCATCCATAACTTAGAGATATGAGTTTTCCAATCAGCTTCACCTATATACAGGTTGAGATACTTTTCAGCAACATCTAACGGCAGTGCCTTATCCTTAACCACTGTATTCAACTGATCTAAAAACATTTATAATCCTTATTAACTCTAGACAAAACTACCAAAACTTATATAAACAACCCATTAAAATAAGTATCCCGCCCCTTGTGAGGGCGGGATTCTTATTCTCACTCAGTATGAGCGTCGGTTTCCGTGCTGATAAGTATACCAGTTTGGAAATTTTTATGTAGTACTTAAGCGCTTATTTTAGCGTTGCTGCGGAATCTTTTTCTCCAACTTTTGTAGCTGCAAAACCTTTGATAACGCTGAGTCCTGCTGCAGCTGCAGCTGTTGCTGCCGCCTTGGCTTGATCAACCCCACCAACTGTGTAAACAGCAATGAATGTTTGTGCTGCAGTCCAAAGTGCTCTTTCGACTACATCCTTAATCAATTTCTGATCTGGCATTTTGTGCCTCCTTTTCTATTAGAGAGCTTGTGCTGATGGAACGCCGGTCCACTCGTTAACTTTAGCGCGACCGTAGTCACCTCTTTCGTTACCTTGACCATAGCCATCTGGCATTACTTCTGCCGAAGTGACACCATCAAACACGTAGTTGTTATACAAGCTATAGTATAGAGCGCGCTTAGCATGACCAGTATTTGCAAAAGCATCAGCTGATGTAACACCGTCAAATATGGCGTTGTTGTAAGCACCGTAGTAGAGACTACGCTTTGCATGACCACCATCAAGCGCTCTTGTTTCATCAAGTCCCTTATATTCATGTGGGCGGAATCTCATTCCACCGTATGTTGTGGTGCCGTCAGCAAAGGTGCCCGCCAATGGCGTTGTAGCTGTGTACAGGGTTGAACCCGAAAACAGTTGCGACATCAAAAGGCTGCTTGGACGATCACCAGTACCTGGGACGTGGTGATTGTCTGGTGCGCCATCAAGAGCGTGGCTGGTTGCAAATAGTGGGTAGTACGAATAGGTGCCTGCTGTACCCTTGTAAGGGTTCACCATGTTTACGGTGTCGCGTCCCTTGAGTACTGGCCTTGGGCCAACGTAGTAAGTTGCCATTTTATAGTCTCCTTAAAAGATTATTGTGGTATTTATAGTAAAATGAAATAGTTATTTATCAACTATTAAAATTAGCTATAATTGACTATCAGGTCTGACAATACTGGAGCTGTTCCATCGCCCAATTGATTCAAAGTTACCTCTATCCATACTGAGGAAGAGCCTGGAACTTCGTCTAACGTATAAACTCCACTATCCTTCCAAATCACCCTGTAGCTAAATGCTGTAGAAATGAGCTCTTCTGGGACGTTATACATCTTTGGGATAACTTCATCTACTGAATAAATTAAAGTTCCTTCTGGAGCTGTAAATTTAACTATTGTTTTTCCAGTTTCCAAAAATCTCTGTGATCTCATATCCAAATCTGATAAACCGTAGGTATATACAGATTTGCCATTTTCAGATATATAATTTCTTTGTCTCATATTGATTCTAATTGCCGTAATTTTTATTGGCGGGAAATAAAATCCTATTGGACCAGAGTTTAATATTGCATCTGTTCCATATGAAGACCAACCACCAGGAGGAACCCTACCTATGGCATCACTTTGATTGTCGTACAATCTATTAAAGTTAAGCGGTGTCCAACCATCAGATTCTGCCATCGATGGATTATCTTTTGCCGTATATTCAACAGAAAGAATATCAACACCAAATAATGGATATGGAGTCATGCAGAAGTAGTTTGATGTATCTGAACCAGAATATGCGTTGGGCACTTTAAAGTAAGCGTACATCTGAGCTCCAGCTGCAGATGCGGTATCAGCTATAATGTTACGCTTCCAAAATCTATCAGACCTATCCAATAGTGCGTGGAACATAGGTGTTGTATCTATCATTGCACCATTAGTATCTACGCTAATGAAATCATTTCCCACTTTTGTTTCTAAGAAATCTGGAACTACTTGATCTCCAAAACCAGTAAAAAATTTAAGTTTAGAATATGAAGAACCATCTACCTTAGGTAAGGTTATTATATTGTAAACATGATCAAAGCTTAGGGCATCTGTGCTCGTCAGTGCAAAATCTGTAGACACAAAACTACCAACATCAATCTGAGAATAGCTGTAGATTGATAATTTTTTATACGGAGAATCTACGTTATACTCCATAGCTTTAACTCTATCTTCCAAGTCTGCTATAGCCTTAGAAATAAACAAATGGTCTTTTAGCACTCTTTCAAATGCTTGATTCAACTGTTGATCAAGAACACCAGATCTATTATAGAGATGGACCAAGTCTTGATAGTTTTGTTCAGCTCTTAAATTAAAATCTGAACTACTTACAGGACCATTATATTGTATGGTCTTATTTTCTGTATTTAAATAATCTGACATTTTAATCAACTCACCCAGTCTGTTTCTCTAACTTATTAATTTTATAAAAC